GGGAGCTATCTTAGCAGATGAGTCAGGAGAAATCCTAGATGAGTTCTGCACCTACCTGCACATAGGAGATGCTCCCATAAATCCTTATGCACAGGCTGCTCATGGAATAACCAGAAAGAAATGCAATGAGGAGGGTATCCCACCTGTAGAAGCCTTTCTTAAATTCCATAGCCTAACACCTCAGTGTGAAGCCTTGACCTGTCATAATTATAACTTCGATATAAAAATGATTCAGATCACTAGTGCCCAAATCCAAGGAGTCTTTACTGATCCTGATACCTCGGCTCTGATGATGTCAGACATAGAAGAGTTACCTTACTACTGTACGATGGCATCTACGATCTCATATTGTAACTTGCCATTCCCTAGTGGTAGAAAGGGGAAGAAGTTTCCCAAGCTCGAGGAGTTGTATCGTATCCTTTTTGAGGAGGATTTCGAAGGTGCCCATGATGCTATGGCTGATGTACGTGCGACTATGAGATGTTACTTTGAACTTAAAGAGCGAGGTATAATGTAATGGTCTGGTTAAATGAGATGCACCACAACTTTCCAGCAGCCCCTGGAAGTTTCGGAGGATCTAAGTGCACTTGCCCTGAATGTAATAAACCTTTGGAGGATAGTATGAATAAGAATGATGAAACACTTATGGATGAACTCCATTCCATTGCTGACGAGTGCCACACTAGAAATTTCGGAAAAGGCTCGGCTCTTAAGAGTCAGGTCGGAGGCTTCCACTACAAGGAGTACCAGATCCAACCTTACGAATTCTTCCTCCGCAATAAGATCCCCCACCACAAGGCTGCCATCATTAGACGCATCCTCAGGTACGATCATCCAACCGGAAAGGGACTTCAAGACTTGGATAAGATCTCCCACGAGATCGAACTCATTAAAGAGTTGGAGGGCTGGAATAATGCCACATACGAAGAAGATTAGATACATCACCCCCCTTGAAGTCCAAGACATCTTGGATAATTGCTACGGGTGTGACTGTCACTTGGCCATGATGCAATGCATCTCTAAGGGAATCAACGATCTGATTCAGGGCCGTCCTAAGGGAGTAATACCAAAGAGCATAGATAGGACAACTCTATCTGGGAAGAAAGTCACAGTTCTTCCCCTTAAAGGATTTAATCAGGAATGCAAGTCCTGAAGTGACTAGAACGTAGGAGTTTCCTACGTTACAAATTGTAACATAGCACCAATAAACGGAGGAATATTATGTTATCTAGTGAACTTGTAACTCTTATAGAAAAGTTTATACAAAAGCACGGAGATGTAAAAGTAGATACCGAATACTACTGTGAAGAGTGTAAGGATATGCATGAAGGTAATGGAGTTAAGCCTATTCTAACTTCTGATCATACAATGAAGATAGAAATTATAGAATTAGGTAGTGGCTATGAAGATTAACTTTAATAATCAGAGGTAATATCATGCGCGCCACCTACGTACCCCCATCTGGCTCTAACTCCTCTCCCTATATCATCGTCGGAGAGCAGCCTGGGAAGACAGAAATCATGCGCGGGAGGCCCTTCTGTGGACCCTCCGGCGTCGAGTTAGAGGACAATCTAAGAATAGCCGGCATTAATAGGGCCGATTGCTATATGACAAATGTAGTGAAGGATGCCGATAGACCACTCGGTCACTACATTGAATTCAATCCTCGTAAAGGGACAACCATTCATCCTCCAGGACAAGAGTATATAAATGAACTCGCCGCTGAACTTACATCATGCACGGGAAAGGTTATTATCGCTCTTGGAAATACAGCTCTATTTGCGCTGGCTGACAGAGTTGGAGTCACCAAATGGAGAGGGTCAGTACTGTCTCCTACACTCGTTTCGGACAAGATCCTCATTCCGTCTGTCCATCCCTCGACGATTATATTTCCCAAGAACCAGTATACTAACAAGCGACTCCTTATCTATGACCTTCTCAGAGCCCGACAAGTAAAGGAGGGAAAGTGGAAAACTCTTGATCGCCACATAGCCATCCGCCCCACCTTCTCTCAAGCCCTAAACTTCCTCAACGTTTGTTCTATGTGGGGCAAACTTGGGAATCCCGTTGCCTATGACATTGAGGTGGACGTTTTCAACGGGGAGATGACCTGTATCTCCTTTGCATACACCCCCACAGATGTTATGTCCATACCTTTTACTTGTGAGAGGGGAGACTACTTCACTCTTCCCCAAGAAGCAGAGATCCTCAAGAAGATTGCCTCCATTCTCGAGGACCCTACTATCCCCATCCTTGGTCAGAACCTAGTGTTCGACTGCCACTACATGCTGAGGAAATATGGAATCCACACTAGTAACATCCACGATACGATGGTTGCGCAAAAAACTCTTCTCCCCGACTATCCCGTTGGACTACACTTTATATGCTCTCAGTACACTGACATTCCCTATTACAAAGATGACGGAAAGTACTGGCTCAAAGGAATTGGTAACTGGGAAAGTGGCTGGAGATATAACGCGCTCGATTCAGCTGTCTGTGCCGACGCATACCCTAAACAACTGGATGCTCTCTTCAAACAACACAATTATTTCGCCTACGAGAGGAAGAGGAAATCTATTCTCCCTTATGTCTTCATTATGGAACACGGGATCAGAATTAACCTCGGCTCCATGCAACAAGCCTACAACGATGCCGAGCGTGAGGAACAAGACTTACTCAGACAGCTTCATTACAAATGTGGCTTCGAACTGAATCCCAATTCACCGAAGCAAGTAGCCACTTACTTCTACGTAACGAAGAAACTCCCCGCGTATAAGAACAAGACTGGAGGCAACACTACTGATGAAAAAGCACTCAAACGAATCGCCCGCAAGGGTTACCCCGAAGCATCCATCATCCTTAAAATTCGTGGACTTAACAAAGAACGAGCGACTTTTCTCGATGTTGCTAAAGTTGACCCTGATGGAAGAATGCGATGCTCTTACAACCCAGTTGGAACTCGATTCTCTAGGGCTAGCTCAAGTGAGAATATATTCGGGACAGGTAACAATCTTCAGAACCAACCCCATAGGGTGCTTACACACTTCCTTGCCGATCCCTATCACGTATTCTATGGGATGGACCTGAGTCAGGCGGAGAATAGAATCGTTGCCTATGTGGGAAGGATCTCCCAGATGATTGAGGCATTTGAAAACAAGGAGGATATTCATGGACTCACCGCAAAAATCATGGCCAATATTTTCTTCGGAGCAGAAAAGGCCCGAGACATTAATGTCAAAACTACACTCGCTCCTATTGGGGATGGAAAAAAGAGTTGGCGAGACTGGGGAAAGAAGGCCAATCACGGGCTCAATTACGATCTCGGTTACAAAACTTTCTCCCTCTATAATGAAATACCAGATCGAGACGGAAAGCTTATTGTGGACATATACCACAAGGCTTATCCAGGAGTACGAAATGGGTTCCATTCCTACGTCCAATCCTGCATCAACAGAAACAGAACTCTTACTAACCTCATGGACAGAAAGACTGTTTTCACAGATAAAATAGATGACTCATTATACAAGGACGCCTATGCCTGCATACCTCAAGGAACAGTCGGAGATATCATTGATGAACGAGGTCTTAACTTCGTCTACTACCACAGAGATCCTCTCTTCAGAAGCGTCAAACTTCTTATCCAAGTTCACGATCAAATTGGATTCCAAATCCCGACGCCTCTGCATCCAGACACTCCCGTGTCCTGGGCAGCCCACTCCAAAATCCTCGGGATGATTAAGGCATCGTTGGAGACCCCGTTATACACCCATTATGGATTGAAGTTCGTGATCCCGGCTGACACGACAATGGGTGTCTCATTGAATAAAGAGTTGGGCCAAGACTTAGACTCATTCGATCCTGAGTATTTGGAAAAGACTTACTACAAGTGTACTGAACGATGGCTCCCTACATTACATAATGTAACATAGAAGATAAGGATTAGTTATGGGCAGAAAGTTAGCAGACTGGCTCGACTCTTACATGATCTACACAAATAATTCGGAGCCCCCCAAACTCTATCACACCTGGACCGCAATCTCCACTGTGGCCGCAGCTCTCCAGCGAAAGTGCGTGATGAATTGGGGACCTATTCAATTCTACCCTAATATGTACGTCGTATTGTGTGGGCCTGCTGGGAGGGCCCGTAAGGGGACGGCCATGTCCTATGGCAAGAACTTCCTCTCTCGCCTCGGGATTAAGATGGCTGCGGAGTCCATCACTCGTGAGGCTTTAGTCCGAGAGATCATGAACGCCCAGACTACTGAGATTGATACTGAAACTGGTGAGATGACATTCCATTCCTCCCTTACTGTGTACGCTCCCGAACTTGTAGTCTTCCTCGGCTACAATCAGCAACAACTAATGATGGATCTAACTGACTGGTTCGACTGTGGCTCTGGTCCTGATGGTAAGTGGACCTATCGTACCAAGCACCAGGGTACTGATGAAATTGTAGGTATCTGGATAAACCTCATTGGAGCAACTACTCCTGATCTTCTTAGGTCCTGTCTAAGTATGGATGCCATCGGAGGTGGCCTTACCTCAAGGATCATCTTCGTCTACGAACCTGACAAGTTCCAATCTTGCCCTGCACCCTTCTTATCCCAGGCGGAGAAGGACTTAAGCGAATCCCTCTACTACGACCTCGAACAAATCCACATGATGAAAGGAGTCTTTAAACCCTCTAAGGATTTCATTGACTTGTGGGTAGAGTGGTACATAAAGAGTGACCAGCAACATCCCTTCGATGACCCCCACCTAGCCCCCTACTGCGAGCGTCGCCCAGTGCATGTAATGAAACTAGCCCTCATCCTAAGTGCCTGCCATACTGACTCCATGATTGTCACGGCTGACGACCTTAGTCGTTCCATCCGCACGATTGAACAGACCGAAAGGAATATGCCTAAGACCTTCTCAGGCATTGGGAAGTCCCCTCATGCTGAAGTCTTGTCTAAGGTAATGAATGAGATAGGGTTAGCGGGGGAAATTAGTATGAGGGAACTTCAGCAAAAGTTTTATCATGATGCTGATGCCAGAGTCCTTGAACTAATTGTCCAAACTCTCAGCGGCATGGGCTTCATCACCCGAGTGGAACGAGGTAACGAAACAATACTTAGGTATCACAAGGTTAGGCCAGGAGGTGAAGTATGAAACAACTAATCGACCTCTTACATATCCTCCAATGTAGGAAGAACCACGAGAGTGACATGGCCCGAGCCTTCGAACGCTTAGAGAATGTTTGCTATTATTACCTGGAGAATGACATAGCAGATGGGGAAGGTATGGAAGATCATACCATCTGGACTCAGAATGTGGAGAAGTTCAAAATTGCTATGAACCTCGGAAGTGACCAAGAGACTATGGACTTCATAAGAGATTGCATCAAGATCTCCCATCAAATCCATAGTCTTTCTTCAGGGTCTAAGTACAGAGTGGACTTCATCAAGTCCTTGCTGAACCTTTAACGTGTAGGCTAAAAGGAGGAGGGCAATCCCCTCCTTCTCGCCCTTCTACTTCCTCTTTTACTACTCTTTTCCTTCTCATAAACTCCCATAATAACTTGGTAAGGGTTACCTCCCCTATCAGCAGCCTTGATACTTTTCAAGATCTGATTGGTGAGGGGAATTCCCATAGTATATCCCACTGCTCTAGAAACATTATAGATCATCTTATCTCTCTCTTTCCCTGTAAGATTATTCCAATCTGTCAACTTGACTACATCAGAGATAGCAGTGGGGACTAGTTTGGCCCATTCAAAGACAGGTCCTCCAAGACTACTCCCATACTTGACAGCTCCACCTAAGATTGGAAACTTCTCAAGCAACTCCTTGGATGCCTCCAGCACTGCCCGAGTATCAGTAGATCCTTCTTCCTTAGCATTCATGTAAGCACCTACTGGATCTGGAACCACATTCTCCAATCCTATAGACTTATACAGCATCCCAATAAGTTGAGTGGCAGCAACATACTTAATAACCCTCAGCACTGTCTTCCTACTATTGACATCAGGATTCTTAATCCCTAAAATATCCCTAGCAATAAGATTGAAATCAGTAATAGCGAATGTCTGAAGTACTGTTAACCACTTAGTTGCAGCACTGGACTGAATATTGGAGAGTGACCCCTTAATCCCTAACCCCTGCGTCCTCTCCACTACATCCTCTGCAAAGTTCCTAGCATCTTCTCCCTTCAGCTTAAGTCTCTTCTCTGCATAATACTTCCCTGCATTCCAACTCATCTCAGCTACTATCTTATCTACCCACTTCATGGGCATCAGGGATTTCTCCGTAGCCACTTGTCTCCACCCCTTCAATAACCCCCTCTGCATATAATCAACTAGAGCTTCATACTCAGGACCTGCATTACGAATTCCTAACACCCCGGGCTTATCATATCCCTCAGACCTCTTACCTCGAACTCTATCTACCATCAACTTCCCTATACCATAAGCAGTACTGGGTAAGTCCAACATGGCAGGAACACCTATGATGTATGAAGTAGGCTGAATAGCTACAGTTCTCAACGACCCACCTATAATAGCAGCAGTCAACTTACTCCCCACTGAATCTACACCACTAATAGACTTCGAGATAAGTTTATTCCTCGAAGCCAGTGCCATCGCAACAGGATCCTTACCCATTACATGCTCGGACCAAGTCAGTAACATAGTGGCAAGTCCAGGATTTACTTCCATCAGGGTAACTTTCTTTCCTGTATTCTTCAAGGGTAACTTGGCCACAGCAAGTTCCTTAGCCAACGCTGCGACAGGACTAAGATGAATCTCATCATAAGCGTAGTCAAGGTATCTTTCAATAGCTTTGAAGGGATCAAGTTCAATAGGTATATCTGAAACATTCCTCTTCTTACTATGAGGATTAAACATCCCATTAAATGTTTTACTGAGCTCTCCTATTCTAGCATCGGACATAGAAGAGAAATTTTCCACTACTCCCATATCCCTCAACACATTAGCATTACGAACAAGAGGGAGATAGTTCACCCTACCATACTTATCTCTCAACTTAGGTATCGGCTTCAACCCAGTATTAATTCTCACATAATTAATCTCATCTATAATCTTCTCCATGAAGACTCGAGTTTCTTGTTGGATCATTCCCTCTTTAGGGGTGAGAGGTTCTGCTCCTTTGATTCCCAGTCTCTCAAAGGATTCATCTACACTCTTCATCCCCGAGTAGGAATCAATAGCATAGTTATTATAACGTTCAGGATCAATCTGACCCTTCAATTCTCTAACCCACTTCTTACCTTCAGTAGCTCTAGATTTAGCGAGAGCCTTACTATCCCTAAAGTTCCTATATAAGTCAGTGAGTCCCGCAGATCTAAAGGCATTGATCTTAATCTCCGTATCCTGCATATACTTCTGTGTAGAACCTAACTTATATTCCGATACTATCTTCCCTGCAGGACTTATGGTAGTAACAGTATTTCCCCAGTTAGCCTTCTGTGGAGCACTCAACACCCTGTTAGCTAACTCCTCAGTAATGGGTACGTGATGAGCCACCACCTTACCACCCGACTTCTTCACCCTATGAGAAACAATCTTCCCCTCAGGCCTAAGGATAGAACTTCCCAGAGGATCTGCCTCCTTGATCTCCTGCTTCATCTGACCAACATTAGCCAAGGAGGCCTTGAACAATTCGATGGAAGCCTGGTCTACGCCCATACTACTCAGATAGTCATCTATGGACTTCCCAACTTTCTTAGCCATCTTCACTACATTCTCTATCTGATCTACAGCCACCCTGAGGCTAGTCACATCTACTGACCCCCTCTCATTATTCATTATACTCCACAAATCCCTACCTGCACCATCCCCTCTCTCACCATAATCCAAGACCTCATCCCCAAGTCCACTTTCTCTCCCATAGGATTCCTCAAGGTATTCCTTCTCCCCCAGGTCCCACATATCGGCCTTGTCCAAGAGTTCAAGTTCAGGCTCTAGGAAGTACTTCCCAGTGGCAGGATCTCTAATAATTTCTCTGTCTGTGCCCTTCGCATCTCTGAAGGCCTCAGCATCCTCCAACTTGTCGAAGATTGCAAACTTGTCATCGACGAGAGGGAGGGCTTCCTTCGTGATGAGTGGAGTCTTGCCTCCCCAGGAGGCGGGGGTTGCTACGTTCCGTTTTGTAACATAGGAATCTCTCCACTCTAAGAACTTCTTTGCTGCGGAGGCAGAATCTACAGTCCTACCCTTGGGAACTTCGGGAGGAATGGCTTCCTTAGCAGCCTTAACTTCAGCTACCACTTCCTCACCCAATCTAATCTCCTCAAGATTAACCCCTTGAGTAATTTCTTCCAGCACCTTCCAATCCTCTACAGTTACCCCATCTGAATAAAGATCATCTACTTCAGAGGCACCCTCTGCCTTCTTCCTCGCCTCTTCCTCCTTAGCGAGTTCGAACACACGGCGGGCTTCACTAGTCTCCACAACCTCTGGAACATACTCCCCTCGAGGAGCCTCCTCAGCATACTTCCCAACTCTATACTTTTCTCCGATCTTAACAACCTCAAAGTTATCTCCCCGACTGGAGGCATCGGCATGGGCATCCTCAAAGGAGGAGTATCTCTTCTTTCCTGGAAATTCATATCCTTCCTCCTTGGCTATTCCTACGGAATCAAACTCAGGTGTGATGACTTCAGTCACTGGAGTAGGAGTCTCTTCAACCTTAGGCTCAAATCCCTCCTTAACCTTCTCATACCTAGTCCTAACCTCCTCAGGCTCGAGACTAAGGGAAGAGAAGTTCCTACCTTCACTCGTAATAAATTGGTGAGTCTCGAACTCTCCCAACTTTGAAGAGCGTTGGTAGGTGATTCCAGGTTCCAGAGAATCCAATACTTCTTGGATAGGCAGAGATTCAGTAGGGGCTACTGAGGACTTCCTAACTGGAACTTCTGCCCTAGTACCTGTCGGTAATATAGGAGATTCTACAGCAGGGGCAGGAGCACTAAACTCTGGAACCTCTCCAGTCCCCTCAGCCATCTTCCTTCTCTCCAACACTTCATGAATCTTGGCGCTAGTCTTTGGCCCTATTCCCTTAATGGCCCTGTAGTCAACAGTCCCAATATCTTCCCCCAACTCAGCAACTATCTTAACTGCATTATTGTACCCTCGCTTACTTCCACCTTGGGCCATCTCAGCTTCAAGTCTTAACTCACTTAAGACATCTGCATTACCCTCAAACTTAGGTGCCGGCCCAGAAATCTTATCCACTCTAGCCCTAGCCTGCCCCTTGTTAATCTGCTCTGCAATTTTATCCAACGGGGTGGCCGCAGCCTGGATCTTAACACTATCGGGAACCTTGGGATCAGCTAACACTTTGGCCTTCGCAGATTCAAGGACTTCTGGAGTTACCTCAACCTTACCTTTCCTCACAGCCCTAGCTGCTCTACGTGCACCACTCACAGCCATAGGTGCCCCAAGTAGGGCCGTATTAGCAATATACTGCCATGCCTTGGACCGAGTCTCGAGATCCTCCTCACTAGCACCCTCAGGTGCTGTGGCTCTGGCTACCTTATCAACTGTACCCAAGAAGGTTCCAAAAGCTGTCTCAATAGGTTTCAGAAGTAACTGCCCAGTATTAGTAACTGGCTGATACATTCCAGCCTCATTGACTTTCTCAGCAATGTCGAATGCTTTGGCAAGACTCTTCTCATCCCGCGGGAGAGCGGCTAATCCACCTACCTGACCACCCAGAAAGGAGGCAGCTCCAGATGCCAACGCAGCTCCTGCTTCAGGAACACCGTAGGCCACATCCAGAACTCCTTGTGCCATCTTATTTGGTGAGCTTGGAATCCCCAGAGGTAACTTCCCTGTGGGTACCACAGGAGTAGTACTCTCCACTGCAGACTGCCCCACCATCTTGGCACCAGTCTTAATGGCCCCAAGGATATTTCCCGCCCCTCCTTGACTATGAGCCTCACCATCAAAGCTATCCCATGTCATCGAGGGTTGAGGCTTTGGGACTTGCCCCTCCACTGGGGCTATGCCGGCCATCACCTTAGTGATATAGTCCCTGGTCTCTTGGGGATACTCCAGCCCATTAGCTACATTTCCCATCCCGAAGTTATACGCAGCCAGAGCCTTCTCCTGATCCCCTCCATACATATCCATTAACTTCTTAATGTACCTAACTCCACCGTCTAAGTTCTGCCGGGGATTAAAGGAATCCACCACGCCAAGCTCCTTGGCAGTAGGATCCATCAACTGGAGAAGTCCCTTGGCTCCTGCTTTCGAGGTAGCCTTCGGATCAAAGTTACTCTCAGTTTTTACCATAGACCTAACTAGGCGTGGATCTACTCCATGAGTAGTAGAGATCTCATCAATCAGGGGATAGAAATCCTCAGGCCCCAAGACCTTAGGAGTTGCAGGAGCAATGGGGATCGAGTTGTCGAAGGAATCCCAAGAGAGTGCCATAATCTAATTACCTCGCCAGACCTAATTCTTTAAGAGCTTGTTCAGGACTCACACCTAATTCCTGAGCCTTAGCTACTATCATCTCCAAGGTAATCTTCTTACCTGAAGGACTCCGTCCCACCAGTGTATCCTTGGGCATCTTCACAATCTCTGCTGCATTCTTTGGAAGCTTAGTCCACTTAGCATCACTTCCAAATAGTCCACCAGTCCCAGGAATTTTAATCCACTGATGAGTAGGATGCTGTTGGTTATAGATCTCAGCATATCCATCCAGCATGTCTGGATTATCCACATCCTGAGCTACCATAGATGCATCAATCTCTGCAAGCTTCCCAGCCTGAGAGAATTTCTGAGCTTCGGTAAGTGCACCACCCCCACCATCAGTCCCCAGGATGGAAGTCCCCGCGGGGAATGTCTGACCTACCTGTGGATCTATAGTCTGCACAGTACCATCAGGCATCCTGAGAAGTTTGGCAGCTTGGGAATCCCTTGTAGCCTTCCCCACCTCTTCCCTCTTCACTACATTCCCTTGAGCATCAGTCCAATCTATCATCATCTTCCCTTCAACTTCAAATGGGGCACTACGATTCAACTTACTCTTCTTAGATTCAAACTCTTCAGTCTCCCTCCTATTCTTCAGATCCTTATAGTAATTCTCTATAAGATTCTGGGCCTCAGTAATAGCATGTCCCTCCTGAGAGTTAGCCTGATTACCCAACACCTGTTTGTAGTTAATCAGATTACCCATGAGGTTCTGAATATCCTCAGCACTTAGGCCCCTCAAATCTAAGGGCTGCCCCCCTCCCCCTCCTCCTACTTCTGGAGATTGAGAAGGGCTTGCCAGAAAGGGGACTGATCAGACACTCCCCCACTGTTTGAGGCCACAGACTCAGGAGGTACACTTGTCCCAAATGTACTCAAGTTTTGTGCTGAGGGAATCTTACTAGTCCTCGTCACTGTCTGCCCATCCGCAGTCTCTTTGATCGTAGTCACATTCTCATCAGGCCCTGCGGTACCCTGAGGAGTAGGAGATTGCATCAGCTGGGGGAAGACTTGTCCACCCACGCCTTGCATAGCCTGTGCTCTAAGGGAGGCAGATGTCGCATCCCCTATTGCAGCCCCAGCACCTTTACCACTCCCGAATCCACTTCCCATTTGGGCCAAAAACTGTAAGAAGTTGGGATTGGCCTGCCAGTTACCTTGTGCATTAGTACCACCCATAAAACTAAAGTCCATCTCTCACCTCTATAAGTTAAAGTAATCCTGACAACCCACCTAACAATCCACCAGCCAGCATGCCTAGGGGATTCCCTCCAGACATCATCCCACCTGCAGCCAGCCCACTCAAGGCCCCTCCAAGAATCCCACTTCCTGTATCCTCCGAAGTCTTAGTCGAGGTCTTAATAGCCCCTTGCAATGCACCAAGATTGGCCCTCTCATAATCAAGGACATCCAGATCCCACAGAGCAGCCTTGGCATCTATCTCCACATTCGTACTACCAATAGCTTGCTTGATGGTGAAGAAGTGTTTCATTACATTCATGTAGGTATCTATCACCGAGGTATTCCAAGCCAAGTGAGTTTTATACCTGTCTGCTGCCACCGGAATCAACCTGTACCTAAGCTCTGCACTATACTTGGCAATCTGTTTCTGCTTAGTATCCAGTAAGAGAGCTTTGCCAATCACAAAGGAGGAACTCACCACTGCATTAATATCCCTCATTCCGGCCATGAACTTGGGCAGCACCTGAGAATCTAACTCATCCTGGAGGATGGCACTCTCCGTGGCTACCAGATTTCCGACCTGAGGACCATTCACTGTATCCTCAAAGAGCTCAGTCCACACAGCCTCAATATTCAACCCGGCCATGAACTTCCCATACATATCATACAGGGAAGGAAAGGATGCTATGGTATACCCAGCCCCGAAGAATGCCACGTCTACTGGGATACTGGAGAATCCCGAGTATGGATTATTCCCTAGGGCAGCATCCCTCAGCTCAACCGTCTTATCCAAGAACTCACTATGCTTCACTTCAATGTACTCAGCATACCTGATGGTGGACTCACCACCAGCACTACTGCTTCCACTTCCCATCTCAACCTCCTATTAGAATCTCCATAGTGGTACAAGCTTCCTTAAATCCAACCTCTCTGGCTACCTGCAACACTCGAGGATTCTTAGAGTCGAAGAACACCCTGGTGCATTTCTCACTAATGGCCAATCCCCTAATGAGCTTGAAGTCCTCCTCCCACTCACCCCTTGGAAGCACCTTGTATGCGTAGAGGCATCTGATCTTGACACTTCGCTCCTTAGTGAACCTGTCCTCATGGAGTTCAGTCACCATGACTCCCTGAATCTCCCCACTTGGACCATCAGAGTACTTCAAGAAGCACTGGGCTTTGTCATTAAGAAGGGCTGCAAACAACTCATTAAATTTGGTGGGAACCTCGGTGATGGCCTCCGTCTGCTGAAGTGCATACTTAATAACATCCCAGAACTTAGGAACTTGTACAGAGATTAGTCTAACAATCATCTTATCCTCACACGTCAATGGGGCTAAAGTTATGAATCACACCCTTCACCCGGATATAGTCAATCTTAACACTCATGGGATCAGGACACCTTAGGCTGAACCTAAAGTCCTTACCAAAGCAAGGTACACTCAGGAGGCCATGAGGCCCAAGACTTCTCCATCCAGTCCCAATGAATTCCTGTTTCAATCCCTTACTGAATTCAACCAAGGCCTCTAGGCGTCCCTCAGTATCTCCACCCACCTCTATCTCATGAATAGTCTTATTACCCCTGGTCTCGAAGTCCCAAGTGTCAGAGGTAATCTCAAACAATGGAACTTCCATATCTCCACTAGAAATCAAATAACTATATCCATTAGCAAACCCTACACCAGTCACATTAGCTGGACCACTTCCCAGAGATTGTTCCTCAACACTGTAGACATAACCTATGGTTCCATCACATATGTAAGCCATCTTCTCACTAGGGTCATAACTAAGTACAGGCGATGTCATGGGAAGGAAGAACTCCTCATATCCCAGTGGGGTATACTTATCTGTCAACATGATTAGACACCCCTTCTTATCCACAAACAGGTGTACATTCTCATCTCCACCAACAGCCCACTGACCCTTAACTCCCACTCTGCTAAGAGTCTTCATCCCATAGAAGTTATTATGAGGCACCAACTGAGTAACTCCACCACTCCCATAAACCATCACACTAGAGTCCAACTTCATAATATGGTAGATGGAACCGGGCCAATCCAGAGGCATCTCCCCTGCAACATTCTTCCTATCAATAGCAAAGTCAAACTCCCCTATCTCTCCCCACCTGATCCAGTTAGTCACAGGAGGTGAGATAACTATCTCCGCCTCAATGTAAACATTACCTAAGTCAATAGGAGATCCACTCAATACCTGAGAAAAGATTACTCTTCCCTCAATGAGAACATCCCCTAGGTCCATAGCCTCAGCTATAACACCAATCCCTAAGAAGGTTCCCTCAATAGAAACAGCTGTCCGCAACCACCCTCCACCATAAACACCAAAGGCATCATAGGCGTTACAGTCAAAGGTCATATCATAATCAGGATTTCTTGCCATACTAAACCTCGCTTCCTATGTTACATTATGTAACAAAGCAATCCACCCTTAGATAGTTACTTTAATGTTGGCGATTGTGGCTATGCCTCCGTCTGGTTCGGTGTAGGAACCAAGGAAGTCTATAAACCCCACTATGGGATCATCTGCCACTGTATCATCATAGATGATAGCCCCACAAGCTGGGCCAATATCTCCAGCAGCCGCAGTCCAAGAGGTATTATTCCACGTGACGTAGACTCTATCATCAGCGTCATTCTGAGTTACTGCGACCCCTGCCAGAGTATTTCCACCAGTAGTATACCCGAGACCATTAGCCACCTCACTTGCACTAACATTCGCATACAGGTCATGAGTGTCCGGATTGAACACAAATCCTTCTTGCATCAAGATGATCTTGAAGGTATCTGCACTGAAGTCCACTATCTTAGTTGCCAGCAACAATCTGAAATTATTACTCACTCTTGATGCCATCTCATCCTCTCTATTTGATTTTGATTACAAGGAATCCCTCAATAGGAATTATATACCAGTCACTGCTTTCACCAAACTTACCTCCATATACACTTTCATGACTCATAGGAAGTATACCACTTCTTTTCCTTACCCTAGTATTATAATCTTCAGTGGTCCACATTAACTTACCCCCTACTACCTCCTCCCCATTAGCACCACTTCCATCTGGATCATCTACAGTAAGATCTAACAATGATACATATTGCTGACCTAATTCTTCAGGAGTAAGTGTATCGTACATAGTAAAAGAGGTTTGTTCAAATTCTACTGTGGCCCCTGTAGGAAGGTATAATTCAGAACGATGCATAATAGAATTCGCACCTGCCCCATCAAAGCCCCAATAGTCTCCACCCCAGGCCACTGGGACAGGCCAGGAATCATGTTCATAATCTGCTCTATGAAATACCCTATGCCAAGTAGTAAGATGCACAATAGGATCTATATTAATAAGTAATTGTACATCTGCAATTTGTGGATTTATAGCCGGTGCTATAAAAGTATTAAGTTCACACTTAGCCCTAAATTCATACTCATGACCGTATGTTAAATTTCCAGCTGGAATTTCAATATCCTTCCTTATCCAATCCTCATCTACATCCCAGTACTGTTCAGACCCTGCTACCATGCTACCAGTATCTATATCAAATAATGCTACATAAAGAGGATTTAATTCATCAGGTACTACTTTATATGTAAGAGTACAATTCTTTCTCAGATCCGTAGATCCAGGAACTATAGTCATTACAGCATCTACTATATGAGTTCCAGCTTTAATATTTAAAGTAAACCATTTAGTACCGTGCTGCCAAGGATTTGTATCATACTGCCATCCCATAAAGTAATCAAGATTTCCAGTAATTCCTGTAAAGTCTGGGTATACTACTGCTCCCCAAGGATGAGGTTCAGGCTCACTAAAGGAATCAGGGATAGGTGTAAAGATACCCCCAGTACATCCATCTTGCCATACTATATCCCACCCAGATCCACTAATCCCTGTAGCCCCACTACATGCAGTATCAGCAGTAGTTGTTGGAGTGGTATAAAGTCCCCAGTAAGAATGTATAATCCAAGGAGCTACATTAATCCAAACTATTGTCTTAACGGAATCAGCGGGAGTAGTGATACCCTTAGCTAGTACTGACAATACTACTTTACTTACTGAACTTATTTCATTAGCAGAGTATTTCCATATATTAGTAATACCTTCTCCACCTGACCATCCTGTAGTATAATCATTTACTGTAGTCTGTCCTGAGAAATTAAATATTTCAAATCCATCCGGTGGGCACAGGTGGTCTGCATAACCTCCTAAGGCTGCATAGGAATATGGAGATCCGAACATTGGAATCTGAATTCTTGTTTTACTAGCAGAGTCTTGAGTTACTATAATTCTGGCATTAGATACTATCACGTCCCTATTATACCAAATTATCTCTGGAGATCCAGGATCTATAGTAAACTTAAGTCCATAAATAGTGCTTCCCTCAATAGGAGTAAACTCTTCCCTTATCCTGAAGAGTTCATAGCCTGTAGTACCTTCAGTATTGGCTGGAATTGTTAACTCATAAGCTTCAGTATAGGAATCATCAACTAGGGTCACCTTAAAAGGAAACTCAGTTTTATTCATTCCTATAACTTCAAACTCAAACTTAACAACTCCATCATAATCAAGAGGATTGAAACTGATAAAAGTCTCCATTGAGTATAGATACTCATGAGCTGCCTCCATCTCTACATGGGCAGTCTCAGCCGGCAACATCTCATGATAAACTTCGAACATGGGAATTACCTCTGGAGGTGGAGGTGAGTAGGGAAGTCTAGGCCAATATCCACAAGGGTCGTGCTTCTCCCGATCAGTGATCCCATCCTGGTCTACAACCCACACAGGATTAGCAACTGAAGTGGTCTTATCTCCCTCATCATAGGTATTCTTAATCACAGGAATACAGACCCAAGGACTCTGCCCCTTATACCTTAACCAATCTGCCATTAGCGTAAGTATCCCGTAATAATCTGGCCATTAAAGTTACAGATGGCCCCAACCTTGGGAGCCACACTTGAGACTGAATACACATGGGATGAGGGATCTCGGACTACACTTACTGTTCCATTGCTAAGGTAAATCCAATCGTGGCTGGATGCGATATTCCACTTTCCTCCACCACCCAACCCAGCTATCACAGCCACTAGGGACCCACTTCTCAACTCGAGGATAGATGTCTCATTACACACAAGGACATGTCTCTCAGTAAGGAAAAGTTGGGGGAAAGGAAAGTTATCCATCACCACCAGAGGATCATTCAGGAGGGCTGAAATCTCCATAGGGTCCAGAGTCCTAAGTACTCCATCCTGCCCCACTGCTCCATCACACTTAGTTAGGTAAGGATTGTTGCGAGGATTCCGCTGGTTACTTCGTAACCCATGCTTAAGGTCTTCAGAGCGCCACTCATGTGAGAAGTAGCCATTAGGTAAAGTTTTCATAACAGACCATTCACACTAAGGTTGAGTGCCCCTATTTCTACCTTATCCATAGACACCCTACTCTTCAGGGCTATCTGAGATCTAATCTTAGGGATGGCAGCCGTGAGTATATCATCATACTTACTAGTCGGACTATCACTCTCCAACTTAGCCACCACCTCCCTAACAATAGCCTCATGACCTCGGAAGTCCTTATTGTCCCCATAGAACTTCTCATTAATCTTAGCATACATCGAGTGGGAGGCCATCAGATTCCCCACCACCTCAGGTAAGATTCTGAGCATCCTCTCCACTGCAGCCTCTATCAATTCACTCTTTTCTGAAGGGGTCATCCGTTCATCTCCCATATCTGTGAAATTTCCTGCTCAATGAAATCCTTCTCGATGTTAACCAACTCCTCTTCCACAAGGGCGCTCCAACTCTGAGCACTCTTCGATCCCTTGTACAATATCTCTAAACTTCTCATCGCACTCATTACTAGAAGCTGGGGATGCTCTATGGACCACCAACCTTCATCCCCATCATCTTCTAGCTTCGAGTTATAAAAGAGTCCGGAGATCTCCAGAGAATAAGCCCCATCGCATGGAGGAAGGAGAATGATCCCATTATACGTAGGGTCATAAGGAGAGACAGTATCCAGATAGGTCTGAAGCGTAGCGGAGTCGGCCGATGGGACTTCATCATCTGGAGATCGCCGGAGGTTAGTGGCGTAGCAACAAGAAGGTCTCCCCTGAGTAGCACTACTCAACGGAGTTGTATACATATTGGCGACAAACTTACTATGGAGTCCCTTGAGGTACTCCGTATCTAGGATGGGAAGAGGGATTCTATTTTCCTCGTTTATAACCCACACTTCGGTCACCGCTCTGCAATTCTTAAAAGTGATTAGGTAATCTCCTTGGACCAAATCCTTGAAGATCTTCCCCCTACTCCCCCCTACATTAATCCTACGCTCCAGGGAGCGCTGGCCTTCTTGAATATAGAAGTCCGCTCCATTATTCCCGAAGTCAATAGAGTCTACCACTAAATCGTAACGCCCTGTGGCTTCGACAAACATCTTGCGAATTTCTTTAAGATTCATTTTGATTCCTATGTTACAAAATGTAATATAGCAATGGAGGGGCCACTCAGACCCCTCCACATATTTCCCCTACCTCAGGTTAGGAAAGGGTATTATCCAGGCCGATGCCAGTCAAGTAGCCCCAACCATCCGGGTGATGATACTCCAATCCCCCCTCAGTCAGGTACTCTTCCTTGATTCCATCCCTGTTGGTCCACCCACCTTTCTCCATCGTAGTATCATTCTTGTACATCGTGTCGTCGATGAAGCGGAACTTCAGGTCCTTGGGCTCGAAGATAACCAGAGAATTCCTAGTAGTAGGCTCAAAGGAGAACAGAGGATGAGTCATGAGATTGATCTCACCAAACGCCGTGACCCACCGAGTAATCTTGATACCATAATCAACTGTGGAAGAAGAATAGTCAAAGTTCCCACCAGCCTTGATCAACTTGTTAATCCCAAGAATGGCACCAGATCCAGCAAGGGCCAACTTCTCCCGTCCACCATACCTGAAGATTTGCTCTAACTGGATATCCAGCCACTCCTCGCCAGAGGTCAGCCAGGTGTCCGCGGTGAAGTCAGTATCAAGTGCATAGTTCTTGACAAGGCCTGCAGTAACAACTCCATTATACCCACCTTTGATGGCAGGAATCAAACCGAGAGTGGTACGCTCAGGCTTACCATTGTCACCCGTCCTTTCCGATGGTACACCAAAGAGGAAGGCTTTCTCCATCTCAATGGAGTGCATCTCCAGGGCTTCCCTCTTGGCTTCCTTGTACTGATCGCCTGTACGGAGGCGGGTCTTCATAGCAGTCCTCGTCATCTCCAACGGAGTGCGGAAGATCTGAGTATAGTTGTACCACTTGGTCGGATCGTAGGCAATCGCATCTGGCATGGCCGCGCCCTCAGCATTGATGTTGCCTATGATCAGAGCGGTATCACAATCACTCAGGTCACCAAGACTAGAGTTATTATCCGCCTCAAGAAGCAGACATGAGATGTACGAAGATGCTCCATTAATGGTTACTGCCGTAACCTTAGCATTAACATCCACTGTCAGATCACTAGCATCACGCAAGAGAACCTGATGCCCAGCCCTGAAGTGAGCAATATCAGCTGCACTCATCTTGGCATAGACCATCGAGGATGCAGCACCACCACTTACATAAACCACACTCAGACCTGTGTCAGTATAGACTCCAGTAACCGTTGCCCTCTGATTAGGGAGAGATTTGGTCCACCAGTTGAACTCCGGATCATCAGTTTTCTCACTGGTCATCTTACTCAAGATGGCCGTCAGGGGGGCCATCCCATTCGGATACCTGTACAGAATGGTCTCCCTCCAATTCTTCGGACGCTGATCAGCTACCCAGTCACCAGTACCACGCATACCTAAAAATGCCATAATATTTACCTCATTAGTTATTAAAGAAAGAAGTTGTTAAAATCCTACAATGGTCACCTAAGATTAGGTAGTACCAGTGAACTTAAGAAGAATTGTCCCATAGGTTAAGGTGTTAGCCAGAGTGCCCGAGGCTACTACATTAATTCTCAACCTGTCCCCCGCAGCCACGGCAAGATCTGCAGGGGTTGCTGTAAGAAAGAGAGATCTCTTCCCATTCGCTACTAATGCAGTACCACCAGTTGCCTTAGTAGTGTTAGTAGCATCCGCCAGCAACATGACTGTAGTCCCCGCCCCTGCCTGAGTAAGGTTAGTGATGGAAAACGTCACGTAATTAGTATCATTAGCTGCCAGTGCATCTACGCAACTGAACAGTGCCTGCGCCAATGTACCAGTCTCAGGCACTGTCACAAAGGCATAA